CTCATTTTTCACCTCTTGCGGTTCTGCCAAGGTTTGGGCCGCAACGGCCACCTCAACAACTAAATCTTCTTTTTGCTTGCTGGCCTCAACTTGCAGGGTGGCAATCTTTGCCAACTCAACATACGGCTCACCAATGGCACGCAGCGTTGTTTCCTGCGCTGATGCTAAATCCTCGACTGTTTCAATGTCGTTGAGTTCAAGCTCACAACGGCGCGGCTCAGTCATGCCGGGTAAATCTTGTAAGGCAGTGCCTTTTTTCTTTGGCTTTTTCTTTTTGTTCTTGTAAGCAGCCCAACTTTCAGGAAAGCGCTGTATATCCTCTGGCCGCGCTGGGCCTTCCCAGACATCGCGCACACCAGCAATTTCAATACGGCAAAAATCTTTCATTACGCCGTTTAGCTCACGTTCAAAAAATACACCTTTTTCGCTCATTCAATCCTCCCGATTGTATTGTAAAAAGGGGCAAGGTTTCCCCTGCCCCCAAATGATATTTATAGTGGGAATGTGCAGATAATTTCCTTATCTGAAATATCCCCGGCGATTGCACAGACGTTATCTGTAACAGCGCCAGAAACATCAAGCGTACCGTCTGCTGACCCTGTTGGGGTCAACGGATCGCCATCTGCGCCCGCTGTTAAAGCAATGGTCAGGGTTGCAACTCCAGTCACCTGAAACCAACCATACTGCCCATCAGTCATCACCGCCTGAATTACACCCGCACCGATTTCGATTGAATCGGATAGATCGCTAGTCACTTTAAAAAGTTTATAGCCATCTAATGTGTAATAATAGGCAACCTCACCAGCGACTGCATCCGCGCCTGCACTACCAGTATCATATTGCAGATATTTGTAGATGCGTGTGCCGCTTGTGTCGTTGACGATTGCGCCGAGTTGACCCAACTGGAATTCAGGTGTGTCAGCAACGGCTGTGGGGTCAATCCCCATTACTGGTGCTATAGACATACTATAAGCCTCCTATGTGTGGATCACGCCTTGGAGCGCACGGTTTGAACAGGTCAGATTTCCTGACCAGAACATTGGTGTCACCATAGCGTCTTGGTTAACGGACATTTTTGCTTCACCCGGCACGAAATCCCTTGCAGCGGCTACTTCCAAACGGAGATAGTCAGTATTCAAGAAATACATGCGGTTGGTGTTACAAGCTGAATCAAACACCACATCGCTGTTAAGGTACTGCAATGAGGTGAATCCAGAGTTTGCCAGATCATCACTGGTAATACGCTGAATGGCCTGCAAGCTGCCCAAAAATGCGGTGTATGCGTTAGTGCCAGCCATGACAAGATCAGGGCTGTCTGCTCCACGAACAAGCTGCAAATAGATAGTGTTCATATCTGATTGCACGTTAGCAACTGAGAAAGCGCTCGATGTTGCAGTGGTTTGCACATTTTGGAAAAACGTAAATGTTGATGAGTTAATCCCACCCACAGTACCTGTTCCAGCATCTGCAACAAGCAGTTGTAGGCCGCCTACCTCTTTGCCACTTGAGCCTGTGCCATCGCTGTAAAGCGAGGTTGACAAGCTATTCATCAATGACTTTTCAAGCACGTTGATGCGTGCCTCAAGAAGATTGATGATGGCCTCTGTGCCTGAGTTTTTGACTTGCTCAAGACCAGAGATTGTGACGTTACCAGCAAGCTGCTTGTAATCAAAAACGGCTGCTGACAGTACATCAGATGGCGAAACATCAAGTGTTTCATAACCGCTGTAGAACTGCACAGTGCCGTTGTCAGCATATTCAAGCTCACGGACAATATCACGCCCTGTTACGGATGTTTGATTGCCATTTTCGCGCAAGCGCCGCAACAAAGCGTTGTGGTTGCTCACGTTGTCTGAGAGAGTTTTAGACCGATTTCTTAAAGTGGTCGTTACAATCTCGGATAAATTTGGGCTGGCCATAAGCTAGCTCCTTCCATTTTCCAATTGTCTGATTGACGCATTAATTGTGTCACGAATAGACGCATTAGCGGGGAGCGCTTGCGCGGCTGGGGTTGCACTGCCTCTGACTTTTGACCGTTGTGCTTTTTTAGCTTTTTGCACGGCTTCGGTTTTCACCTTGGCTTGTGATTGCGATGCTGCAACGCGCTTTAACTCTTCTTGTCTCAACTCTGGATTAGCAAAAACTGCCATGTCGTAAGCTGATTTCAGGTCAGTTGCGTTGCCGCTGCTAATGAGTGATCCCATAACAGATCGCACTGTTTCAAAGTGCGGGTGCGCCGGGTTCCCAGTAGTTGCATCGGTTTCTGCTGCAAATTGGTCAATAAAAGACTGTGTGCTTGCCTGCTCATGGCTCTGCTGTTGTGTCTGTTGATTCTGAATAAAGCCTGTTAGCTGGGCAACTTGTTGCTGCAACTGCTTTACTTGCGGGTCTGCAAATTCATCCTCTGCCGCTGGATCGTTACCGATTGCGCTTGTATCCACGCCATACTGGTTTGCAAGCCAAGCAATAGCGTTTTGAGGGTCTTTTCGCAGATAGTCATGCGCGGCCAGCAATTGTCTTACTGCCCCCACATCGTCCATGCCTGCACGTTCAAAATCTCCTTTAAACGGCTGCATGATTTCGTCAAACGCATCCTGGCGCTTTTTATACTTAGCAATCGCCTGCGTTTTCTTTGTGTAATCGCCTTCTAAATCTTTGTAGCGCTCCATAAACATATGCTGCGCTGGCGGCTCTAATGCTTCAAATTTAGCGGCAAAATCTTTCGGCCAATGGTTTGGCGCGGGTAATGCTTCTAGTTCAGCAGCTTCGGCTGGCTCATCTTCAGCCTCATCATCGTCACTGGCTTCATCAGGCTCATCATCAGCCTCATCAGCCTCTGGCTGTTGCTCTGGCGGCTCTGGCAGGGTGTCTGCCTCTGCTTCAGGCGCTTCTGCCTCTGTCTCGCCTTCAAATGATTGTAATGTCTTTGCAAGTGTTTCGGCTACTGTTTCGGGCCTCGCTGGCTCCGCTGCTGGGGTTGTGGCCTCAACTTCAGGAGTGCTTTCAAGCTGCATTTGGTTTTTCCTTTAACTGAATTGTTTGTTGTATTCGTTACCTACTTCAACAAAGTTGTTGCGCCGCAAGAACTCGCGGTGCTGGGAACGGCTGGTAATCCAGCCACGATCTTTCATATTTTGATAAGGCTCAATATCGCCCATTAAAAAAGGGCCAGTTGTTTTGCTGACCCTTGGCTTCTCAATAATTTTGCCGACTTCGGCATCATAGATATATGTCGTCATCCCATCAGCATCCCTGCTGCCATCTGGCGCTGGGCTGCATCCATTTTGCGGCGCGGCTTGTTAAAGCTACCAAGTGCGCCAATCAGGTCTGGGAATATCTTTGCCAGTACACCAGCCAATGGGCTATCCATTGCCTCGCGGATTAGTTCGCGCTCTTGCTCACTCAGGCTTTGATAGGCAGCCTTTGCCTGTTCCATATCCATTTCCATTATGCAAAATCCCTTGGGTTTCCGAATAAGCCAAGTGTGTCAGCCTGACCCGGCTGCGTCATGCCGCGTGATTGCAGCAAATCAACCATTGTGCCTTGTGCAAAGCCGTATGGGTTATATTGGTTGCCAAACCCTGAATATGCGTAATAAGGGTTTTGCAGATAATCTATTGCCAGCGCATCGCTTGGTATTTCGCCAATACCGCCGCCGCCGCCGCCACCGCCAGAACCATCATCAATTGGCGGCATAATGCTTGCCATTTGATCATCGCCTGAACCGCCATCATCCATTAGACCCAGGCTGTTCATTGGGTCAGTGCCTTCAATTAAGTTACCGAATTGATCTGCCGCACCAGTGACGCGGTTGTTTGCGCCATAAACGGCCGTCATTGTCGGGTCTTCAAGCGCAGTTGATATGCGCGGCATCATAAACTGCCCTGCCTGCGATTGAATCGTATTTAATACATTTTTAGGGGTATTATAGCCTAAAATACCCATAATGCCTTCTTGTCGCGGATCGGGTTTGAACGCCTGCGCTCAAACCCGATGTTCTGCAAGTCTTTGTCTCGCAATGTCATTTTGCACCGGGTTATTGATCGGGGCCATGTCTTGCATGGTCAGGCCGCGATCACTGCCTTGGTTCATTACGCCTTCACGCGCTTGCGCCTCTGCCGCCGCTTGCTCTGATTGCGCTAAATCTGAATAAGCACCAGCATCCACATCGCCCATAAAGGCTTCACTATCGCCGCCATATCTACTATCAACAAAATCCTGTTCACGTTGGCGCATTTCTGATGGGTTAGACCGATCAGGCTTACCACCGCCCGCACCGCCAGAGCCAGGATCACTATCAAAGCATATGCGATTTTCAATTAAGTAACTGCGAACCATGTCTTGCCCTTTTGTGATCGCCTTGCGTTGCCAATCACACCTTTGCCAAAAATATCACGCAAATGATTGCGGCCCTCGCGCACAATCTCTCTAACGCCGCCAAATGGCGCAATAAAATCAACCAGCCACAACCGATCACCCGCTGCCCAGTCATCAGGCTGAATAAACCTTGTGCCGTCCAGATAGCCAGCTTCTGTTTCTTCGTTAAACAGCGCATAGCTCATAAACCCGACAGGAAAGCCATCCGCTTCCCAAAGCCTATATTGCTGCAAAGCAACCGGCGGCAGAATGACACGGTGAAGGTCAGCTATGTCATGGCCCTGATGGACTTTGCTTTGCCCCATTAGCCAGACAATCTTGCCAACTGCTTCAATGTTCTTCATCCGTTAGTCACCACTTTAGCAGCATCAATCTCTAGCTTTTGCTGTTTAAAGTCAGCATCTTGCGCGGCTCTTTGCTGATCTAGCTGTAACCGTGCAACCTTGACTTGTGCATCAGCGGCAGCTTGCTGCGTTTGCGCCTGAACCTTGGCGGCTTCCACCTCAATCAATTTATCTTCCGGGCTTGGCCCTGAAGGTTGCGGCGCTTCGATGCTTTCAAGTGTTTCTTCCAGATCACGCGCACCGGGAAAGGCTCTTGCCGCAAACAACAGCATTTGCTTTGCCTGATCAAAGCCTATTGTGCCAGCAGATACCATTGGCCCGATTGACTGCATGAATTGCGTCATTGCAATCAGGAAATCAGTGCGGCTTCTTTGTTCTGTGGCGCTGTCCAGGCTGCTGCTTTCATCAGTATCAATTGACACTCTGTACTGGCGCAAACGCTCATCACGCATGACCGCCACGGCTTCAGGTGTGATATTTATGCCTGTTATGCGCGACAGCAAGGTTGGCTCTAGGTTTTCAACAAGCAATTCTGCTTTTAGTTCCAAAATGGAATCCAGGAATTGTTCAACCCGGCGCTGCCTGTTCACCAGCCGCATTGCGCCAAACTGGCCTTTGATCCGCTGGGCTGTTGCTGTCTCACGGCTAGATGATTGACCGCGCATAATATCGCTAATGCCGGTAATCTCATATATTGTCTGCACGACAATCTGCCGTGACTGGTAAAGCTGCGCCAATGCCTTGATGATGTTATCAAGCGGCGCTTCCTGCATGACATTAACCAGACCGCCGCCAGCTTGAAGCATTGCCATGTTATCTACCGGCACAAACTCATTGTCTGTGGCCGTGGCAAGGCGCTGCAACTCGCTAAAGCTGGCATCATAAACACCGCGCCGTTTTAAGGCATCAGTCAGGTTTGCAATGCGCTGCGTAATCAGATCAAGCTCTTGCAGTTGATCTTCATAGGTAAATATCTCAGGCACAGGCAAAGTCGTGTCTGTGGTGCTGATTGCATATAGAGGTTCCGGCATAGGCCAGAAGCCTTCCAGATTATATGGATCGTCAAATTCTTCTAGTAGCTCATTAAAGTTGCTGGCAACAAATAGCTGCTTGCCGCTGCGCTTATCCCAGATTTCGTATATCTCAGCCATGTCAGGCTGCTGGTCATCATCATAGCCGCCGTTGGTTTCACCGCGATAGGTCAGCGGTATTTGCTCACCCTTAGAGCCGTAATAATCAATAAGCTCCTGGCGGGTCATTAAATGCCTGAACGCAATCCATTTCACATCATTCCAGCATCTGGCTGGTGACATGGTAAAATCAGACCAATAGACATATTCGCAGCGGATAGATTGCTCACCGATATACTCAACCGGATCACCTTCCATGAATGGCCCTTGCGGCCCCATTTTAACCGCTGCCTCATCAACGACATTGCCGTCAGGATCAAGAAACGACTGACCCACAGGCACCTCGCCCATTTGCCCAGGCGCTACCTCGCCAATGCCCATGACGTTATTGACTTGCAGAGGGATTTGCTCTGGATCGCCCTCAACTAGCAACGGCTCGTAAACCATACGCATAACGCCGCGCCCGACAATCAGCATATCCTCAATGACCCGGCGAACCTCGGCATCAAAGTCATATACATCAAGCTGGAACTGCAAACCGCGCTCGATCACCATTGCAATTGTGCGCCCGACAGGATCATTGTCTTTGAACCGCCGTGATACCTTTGGCTTTGGTGTTTTAAAGTAAAGGCTGGATTTCAGTGTATCGACATTGCTGTAAAAGATATTCATGCGTGTTTCGCGCATTACGCGGTCAACATTATCATCCCGATAGCGCTCAATAATGTCATAACAGCGGTTGTGCCATGTTTCTTCAAAATTTCTGGCCTTGGTAATCTGGTGATTCCAATAACCCGCACGATCTGCCTTTTTGGTAGGCTCACGGTCATATGCGTAGGATTCAGCCATTAAAGTCTCCAGCCTGACGGCTTGGTTGCGTTATCAAGGCCAGCCATCATTTCGTCTATCGTTGGCGGCCGCCAAGGGTCTTCCTCAATTTCAGGAGCGCGGCGCTGATACGGTCTTGCCATGCAGGCATAACGGATTTCATCTGCTGCGTGATCTTCCTGCGTAGTGTCAATATCCTCAACTCTATGCTTATCGTGCGTAAGAACAGGAAGGGTTCTAATCGTGTCCACACATTCTGAAGATACATAAAGCATCGGGATCGCATCATCACCTATCAGGCGCTGCCGCACCTGATCCCATCCTGATATTCTGCTGTTATCTGCACGGCGAAACTTCACACCCATCTTTGATAAGCGCTCACCAATGGATGGGCCGCCGTCAAATTTCCAGATAGATGGGTCGCCTACACTAAAATCTATGCGCTCACCGCGCTCTCTGGCCCTAATGCCAGCGCCAACCTCTTCTGCCGTCATGCGTAGGCCTACATTTGGCCGCCCAGATGAGCCATACCATTCGCGGTATCTTATCAATGCGCCGTCTGGGTAATCATCATGGCCGTCAGCTACTGCCCACCAGCCCACAGAGAATGGTGACGCGCTGCCCCAATCGAACGATCTAAACTTTGTCCAGTTAATCGGTATTTCAAACGGCCTGATAACGTGCAAATCACGTTTCCAGACATCGCCAAAGAATGAGCCAACAACTAAATCCCAATCGCCTTCACGCAAAGCGCGGCCTAGTTCTTCTGGCAGGGCGCTAAAGCTAGAGGCATATGAAGGATCAATATATTTATTGTCACTCATTTTGGCCGGTATATACATGGTCAGCCAGCCCCTATCGGCTGGGTTATTCGGATCGCGCATCGTATGATCGAAAAAATAACTCTCAGCCGGGGCTGGATCAATATAGAGCGCTTTTAAAAAGTTATGGCTTTGACCGCCCGGATTGGCAGTCATTACCAGCCTTGGCAAAAACTCTTTTTGTGCAGGCTCAAAATTACCTAGACGCATACGGCTTTTAATGTAGCCCAACTGATACGGTGTGAACTGCCCAGCCTCATCAACCAGTGCAATATGTACCTCTTGGCCCTGAATACGGTCACAATCGCTATCACGCTCCAGATACTGAAACTGTATTGTCGAGCCGTTATAAAACTCATATCGCTTTTTTGTCTCGTTAAAGCTGCCAAGCTCAACAGGCATTTCCTTTTTCATCGGCTGTATATGGTTGCCGTCAAGCTCTGGCAAGCTGCGGCGAAAGATAAACGCCTGCAAGCCTGGGTTTTCCAAGCAAAAGCCTATGATATCCCATCTACCAGAATGGGATTTACCACCGCCAAGTATTAGAGGCTTGCCCCGCCCTAGCGAACTAGAGCGGGGCAAGCCCCTGCCGCGCCTCCAAACAATATCTGCTTGGCTTTGCATTTATGCAAAAGCGCCTGCTTGGGCTGTGGCTGGTAATCCAGCTTGATTATTTTCTGTGCCATTTAATCCTTAAAAAACCCGCCCTGTTGCCGCAAAGTATTCTGCAAGCCAAATGGTGGCGCATTTTCCATAAAGTTTTCTTCAAACTGCCCCGGTGGGAAAGTCATACGGCCATATGACTGTGCCGTGCCGAATGGTTCAGCCCTTGCTTGTACGGCTCTCGCCTCTGCCTCTCCTAACGAATCCAGATAAACATTATACTGTAAATTTGGGTTTTCGATGTTATAGCGGGGGTCATCTCTGAATTTATCTAGCGCAAACCGTGCGTTTCTTGATCTTGCAAAATCGTCATAGTTTTTGTCAGCAATGCGCTTTTGTTTGCCATACTGACTTTTGATTTCTTTCATTGCCAGCCTATCGGCTAAAGCTGCGCCACCCATAGATTCTGCGCGTTCATATTTGGCAAGTTTTCCAAATGCGGCAGCAATCCAGCGTTCTCGGTCTACGCTTTTACGTTTATTGTAAGAATAGCCTAATTCTGCTTGCAACTCGCGCCGTATGTCATCGCCATACTTATACCAGTTAGCTTGATTAAATAAGCGGCGCGGCTGAAAACTATCTCTGGCTGCCATTTCTTCGTAATATTTTATGCGTTCTGCATCAGAAAGCACTTGCAGTTCAGCCCTTGCGGTATCGTATTTTATTTCCCCTTGTCGGGCCTTATTCAATATTTCTTTGTTATTTCTAATCGCTTGTATTACTGGCTGCGTGCCACTTGCCTGCGTGTTATAGCCCCTTGCAAACCCTTCAATCTCTTGAACCGCGTGCTGTATCTCATGCACCAAAGTCGATTTGATTTGCTTTTTCAAACTTGCGCCAGAAACAGCGCCATCGCCTAATGGGCGCATATCAGCAAGGTTTACTGTGATAATCTTTCGGCTAGGGCTAAAACTACCGCGAGAATCGCTTTTAGGGTCAAAGGTAATTATTGTTTCGTAATTTTTAAGCTGCGGGTAATTTTCAAACAACTCATCGTGATCTAAAAAATCACTTAATTTTTTTGAAGCACCGCGCTCTGTATTTGGCAAAACGCGCTCTAAAGCATCACTTGTGATGTTGCTAAACAGTGCGTCAGCATCATCATCAATGTCTATCTTAATGGCCGCTGGCCTGTCATCAATCTCAAACCTAAACTGATTGTCAGGCAGTTTAAAAAGCCCTTTATCAAATTCTCTGTCTGTGTCTCTAAAAAACGACTTTTCATCAGTTGAGGCAAACCGTTTTTCTAACTCACCTAAAGACTGATCTTCTAACTTGCCAAGCTGCGTGCTGTTGGCTTGCATCTGATCCATTAAAGCCTTTTTCTTGGTTGTAAGCTGGTCTGCACGCTCATCGCCCAAAACCATGCGACCTCTGGTAAGCTCATAATTTATGCCGTCATACTCACTTATAAGTTTTTGTTGCTCATCAAAAATTTCCTGTTGGGCCTGCAACCGTTTCTGTTTACCAGGGAATTTAGCGGCTGACCTACCAGCAAAGATGCCTATAGCGCCCTCTGGGATGCTGCCACGGAGCAAATTAGCCCCTGTCATGCCAGCGCCACCAAAAGTCAGGCCAAAGTTCGTTATTTCATCCACAACGTCATCAGGCAGTTTGCCATCAACAGGTATATATCTTGGATCGCCCTGCATAGCACGGCCAACAGTTGTGGCCGCGTCTCTTACACCACGCGCCGAGCTTGTTATAAGCTCTGGGAAGGCTGGAACTATATCGCCTTCTGGTGAACGGCCCACAGGCAATATTGTGCCGCGATCCTGAATATTGTCCTGTCCAAGCAACGCAGCGCCAATATCAACGCTTTCCGGTGAAATTTGCGTGTCTATAATGTCAGGCATCTGAAGCACCGCACTGTTAGGCAGCGCCCTGCTATTAAAGAAACGGCTATCGCTAAACGGATCGTCACGCTTCTCAGTCATCAGCTTCTGCGCCATCATGCGCCGTGCGAATGTGCTTTGCTCTGCCATGCAACCTGAAACCCTGATATTTTGTAGATGGGGGCGTGTTTACATATCGCCTTCGTCGTCGCCGCAAGCCAGCCCTGGGGGTATGGCCTGGGGCGGGTCTGAATCGAGTGCCGCCCCTCAAAGGCGGTAACACGCAGCGCCACAAGCTAGGCTAGGCAACGATCAGCGCTGCCAGACCTTGCAGATCACTACAAGATCACTACAAATTACTGCCCCGGTGTTACGTCCACAACCTCTGGCTCACCATCACGCATTATGTTGATCTGCACGGCTAAACCGCCGCCTTTACCAGCGTCAGAGCCAAACGTAGCCTTCTGAGTGCGCTCTAAGTACCAGCTATCTGCCCGCCAGTCCTTTTCGCCGGCTTTTCCGATCCGCTGCACCCTGAGAGCGACTGCCGCGCTCTCTGCTGCGCGTACCTCTGCACTAAACTCACTATCCTCTTGAATCCACCTTGTCAGCGTATTCTCATGCACTCCGACAGCCTGCGCTGCGTGTACTTTAGGCACGCCATCCTTGAGCAATGCTAATACTGCTTCCCTCTTATCTTCTCTGGCTATCACCACTGCACTTGGTTGCGCTACTGCAACCGCAACTGGTTGCGCGGTTGCGATTGGTTGCGCTTTCTGGTTGCGCTTGAACAACTCGCGCTTTACAGCCATCGATCGTGGCTTGTTAGCGATCCACTCTTCCTTGTTGCAGCGCTTCTGTATTGCCTGCCTGGATACCTCATAGTCCTTGGCTACGCTTGTATAGCCCTCACCAGCAAGCACGCGCTCTTTGATCTCATCCCAATCCACTAAGGATGGCTGAAACTTTCTCATTGATATGTCCTGATTGGTTGCGCTGGTTGCGCTAGGTTGCTTTGCTACAACCATATGTTGCGCTATTATAGTGCAACCATACCAAATTTCGTGCAGTTCGCAACATTTATTTGATTATCTGCGTGCATACACTTGACGTAATCCGTCAATAATGCCATAATCATTAAATAGAATAGAGCAACTAAAGGAGCATGAAACAAATGGAAAACATTTATAAAATTCCGAAACGGTACTACATCGATCATGTAGAGTGTGACTGTGAGGCACCTGAGATCATCAGGGAAACCAAAGCCCATTATTTCATCAGTGCTGATGAAACACCTGAGTTAGCTGAACTGCGAGATCGCGCAACATTATATGCTGAAGAAAATGACGATTACTGGAAGAACTGTCGAGGTATTGTCCTATCAGCAAGAGCCACGCTTAAAGTCATTGGCACTACTTGTTAAAGCCTATAATGCAAGCGCACAAGCGCATCCATATAATGGCGCTTTACAACCCGGCCATCGCTGCCCATCCGCAACATTCTTGCCAGCTTTGTCCAAGGCGCACCTCTTGCCTTGAAGGCAGATGCGTGCGCCACCATCCACACGAGACGGCGATCATCTTCTGGCATCTTTACCGTGTAGCCCATAGCCTTGTCATATTCATCTATCTGCTTTGATGTAGGCCTGATGACTGTCTCGCCTAGTTGCGTCCAGCCGTAGCCATGCCAGTCATTGATTACATCAGGCCATGCGGCCATCTTTTGCTTGCGAATAGCTGGTGGTAGGCGCCGATCTGTCTCTGCTGCATCTACAAACAAGCTATGAAGCTGGTTAACGTCCATCAAAGAACACCTCCATCTTTTCTATGAAGGCACGCTGTTGAAAGAGGTTGCTGCCCCAGAACTCCTGCCTTGCTGCTTTGAAGCGCTCGATAGACCATTCGGAGCGCAATCTATTCCATACTTTTTCTTGCCTTGCGCCCCACTGATCGCGCTGCCGATTGGCCGCGACACACCTATATCTGTGATTTGTGTGTTTCACAGTCTTGCTTATAAGTGACTGTATTAATTGGGGATCGACTTTTCCGCTTGACAGATTTTCGGCCATTGTTAAAATAATCTCTTAGCTATCACGCTATGCCTTTGGCTTCGCGCTTTTGTTTCACAAAATATTTAGGTTCTTTCGCTTGCTTCTGTAGGCCATCAGTCATTGCTCTGATGTAGGCCTAGCTGTAGGCCTCTCTATCGTTTTCAGCTTTATTTTTGCGAATCGGCGCTGTTGTATTTCGCGCAGCAATTCCAATGCCTGCTTGCGTGCCGCGTCTATCGTCAAAATCCCGAATTTGCCGAGTGTTAGCAGCTTTTGCTCACCATTGACGCGCGTCTTCAAGATAAACGACACCTTGCCAGCCGCTGTCTGCTTGCGCGCGCCAAAGCCAGCAACCTCTTTATCCCATGCTGTCTGGCCTGCTTGTAGCGCCGAAATCGTCTTATTTGTCATCACTATCATGCTTTTCCCACCTAAATTTTAATTGCCCATAAATTGGTTGCCATTCTCTTTTACCGCCTCTTTTTGTCCATCGATCATGCGGCTTCACCTCACCCTTTATGTGCCACCCTGCGCCTCGTAAGCTCGACCCGCTTTCGCTCTGCAATGTGTATGTGACCAATCGCTCACCGCCCATTTGCTGCCAGATGCGCCAAGACCGCCCATAAAGAAAACTGCAAGCATTTGTTGGCGCATCATCAGAAACGCACAAGCGCGTCACTTCAGCCGTCAGGCCGTCTTGCAGTTGCGCTGACACCGGGCGGCCAACAATGGCAACCCCAATCAATGCGTCACCATAAATTGCACCAATCGCAAAGCGTCCGCCTTGCGTGGGCTTGTTGTGCCTGTGAAAGTTTGCAACAAATTCATTCGCTTCGCGCAGCGTTACTGGCACTAATTGCAGCTTTTTCTTTTTCACACTGTTTGCGCCAGCATCTATCATTGGCGCACACCAGCTTGCCGCTGCCGCCTAGAATTACCCATGATCCCCACATTTGTTCGTGTATCGCTCCGCAACTGGCACAACGTTGCGGCCACTGTGTCTTGTCCAACCTTCATCTCCTCAATCTGCTTGGCGATCTCAGCCACCACAAAGCCCTCTGTTAGCAATCCATAGCCATCCTTGTGCCGCACCACCTGGCGAGGCTCTATGCCCCACGCTTCTGCAATCATATAAATGCCCAGATTGTTCATCACTGCCCGGTTAAATTCTTGCTGCGCCATGTCTATAATTTGCTGGTTCATAGCCAGCCTAACTGCGGCGAACCGCTGAAATCTTTTTCCCAAACAAACCAGGCATAAGCAGTCGTGCCAGTGCCTGGCATCGGCTCGTTGCTGGCGGCGTTTACAAAATCACCGCGCCAGATTGTTAATCGCTTGCTGAAAACATGGATGCGTGCAGGCGGGTGCGCTCTGAACAAACGCTGAAACCGGCCAAGGCTTTCTAAAAAACTCAATCGTAATAACCAGGCGTGCTTTGCTGCGCCCAATGCAATTGCGTGCAAGATAAATTCTTCAGCTAATTTATAAGGCGGGTTTGTAATAAGGCTGTTGCAGGCCAAATCAGTTGCCATTAAAAAATCAATGCCTGATTCACAATAGCCATAATCATTTAGATCAGATGCAATTACACCATAATCATCTGCCTTTAAAACCTCGGCCAATGCGCCGTCACCAGCAGCAGGCTCCCAAATGTATGGGTCAAACACCTCAACAGCTAACAAAGCCTTTGTGGCGCTGTCGGGCGTTGGATACCAGTCATCTTTCTGCCTGCTTTTCATAGCCCTAAATCCCTTAAAGTAAGGCGCTCGTCAGCCTCTAGCCTGCCCCATGTGCGATCACTATCCCTTGGCGCTGGTGCTGCTTTAGCAGGGCGCGGTGTCAGCACGCGCTTGCCAGACTTTGCCTTGGCTGGCGCTGGTTTCTTGACCGCTGCCACAACCTCTAAAATCTCAACCGTGTTATATCTATGCTTGCAACGTAGGCACTCACGGAACCGCCTCGTTGTATCGCTTTGTGGGCGGCTAGACCGCACCTTGCTCTTACCCTTGCATTTAGGACAATTCATCTTCCTCATCTCTGTCAGTTGGCCGCCAGCCACGGCCATCACAAGCAAAACACCCGCTAAGATCGCCCCTGCTTGCACAAGCCTCGCACTCTGCGACTGTTTCCCAGCCAACCGCCGCGCAGCGGTACAAGCGGAGCAATTCAGCCACCCTGGGCCTCACATAGCTGGCGCAGTAAGTTCGCCTGCCCTGTTTCGCGCAGCTTCAACAATGGCTTTAGATATGCCTCAACGTGGCTCAAGCGCTTTGCTGTCACGCAATACACACCGCAACAACGCAATCGCTCTTGGATGTCTTTTTGATTAGCTGACAAGCTGCCGCCTGATGGGCGCTTTAGTTCGATCATTATCGGGCCTTTATCAGCCAGATCGTTCCAGCCAGCATCAGGCACATAAATTTCTAGATCAGGCCAGCCAGCCGCCATGCCCAGCTTTTTAAGCCTTACCTTGTAGGCCACATGGCGCTTACCCTCGTTAGGGCTATGGTGAACGACAGACCCCATTGGCAGCGAGGCATCTAGCCACTGCACAATGTGCATCTGTAGCTCGTCCTCAGTCATTGAGGTAAAAATCATTGGGCATCACACTGCCCGCACTAACATCAACGATCTTTTGCATATAAGCAGGGCTTGGCACTAGCCGGTCTTTGTGACCGTGCGGCAAGCACCAGCGGCGAACTACTGTGGCATGGCTTGCGCCAACCTCTTCTGCTAACTTGGTTAGTGACCAGCCCTGGCTAGTTCTGAAACTGTCTAATTGCATAACCTAATCCGTTTTGTGAATTATTTTATTAACGTAATGCTATTGACTTATTACGTCAACAGGCTTACCGGTATTAAATATATTGACGCAAACCGACAAAGGGTTAGGCTTATGGTTAAATCAGACAGCGCTGGAAATATCGTGGCTCCGAATAATTTAAATAGAATGATTGCACAAAGCGGCCTTCGTAAAACGATGGTGGCCGAGCTTAAAGGCGTGCAGCCAGCTACCGTATCGCGTCATATAAATGGTGATATCGGCATGAGCCTTGGTGATGCAGAGGAATATGCAAAAATTTTGAAATGCACACCAAACGAAATTTTCTTTGCCAATCCAGCGATCCAAATTCTAGGCACAGTGGTGATCTTTAATGAAACCACCTTGCAATGGAAACCTAAAGATTGCATAGCTTTTGGCTCGTTGAACGGCAGTGACCCAACCCTGAATTTGGCAAGCAGCTTTAAAAGTGATCGGATGCAGAAATATAAAAACAAAGCTGTTTATATGCACGATCATTATAGCCAAAACACTGGCGCGATATACTGGGATTTGAGTGACGATTTAGACCATAAGGCTGCTTGGCAACATGGTAATTTAGACATTATCAACCTTGATCCGGCAATTGAAAAGCGCGTTGATCCAACTTGTTTCGGGCATTACTCTGTGAGCATGACAGAAACTAATGAACTGCTTTATGGCGAGTTATACCAATCTGGCAAAAACAGATACAGCGTTGAATCGTGGTACTTTGGAAATCACAAAGACATAAAGCTAAAGTGGGCTTGCCCTGTCATCACAATGGTGCTGAGGCCGGAGCTTCGTGGGCTGCGCTGGGTTGATTTAGAAAGTGATGGGTTCAGTCGCTTTACATAATACAAAAAGTCTATTGACGTAAAACGTAAAGTATATTTATACTCTGTGGAAAGTTAATTTCTACAGAGTTTTTTATGTCTGCACCTTTTGACAAATCTTGGGCTTTTGATAAGTCATATTATCATCACTCCAACCCATCACGGCCACTGTGCGTAACTCTCTTTGACAAGTGCATCATTAGAGTACGCATCAATGAGGCTTGGAAGGTCTTGAAGGGCGAGATTGTCGGTGATCGCCAAGCGGCTGAAGCCACGATTAAACTCTATAAAAACGACAATGCAAATATGCTGGCTGGGAGAGTTGTACAGACTTGCTTAGACCAGCATCTTATTGACGATCATTCATTTGATGCAGTTGTGCGCCACGGCATGAGCCTGCTTGACGGCTATGAGCCGCGCACATGGGATGATGGCAAAGATGAGCGCAAGCTGGCCGTCAACCGTGATGATTTCCCTGATGTATTGCAAAATGCGATTGAAGGTGTGCAAGAGGCGCACAAGCATTATGGCCTGAACCGCATTGAAGGCGAAAGCGAAATACTTACCAACCTTGCAGGGCTAGAACTGCCCTACTCTGGGTTTCCTGATTTTTCTAGGCGCATCGAACTTAAAACAAAATGGTCTGGTGTCGCTGCCAATACTAAATCTGGGAAACGTAGCGCCAGCCTGCCTACCCAGCCTGACTGGAACCATGTGCAGCAAGTGGCAGGCTATTGGGCTGGCACTGGCCTGATGCAGTCGATTGTTTAT